ATCATTTAACCGATAGACTATCTTGTAGAGAGCATTACTCTGAATGGCTGTTAAAATGTACAGGAAAGAGGTATCGCTATGCTTCGTAAAATAAAATTGTATGGAGAACTAGCTGAATTTGTAGGCCATAAAGAATTTGAAGTTAAAGTAGATACAGTTGGGAAAGCAGTAAGTTTTTTAGTGCATAATTTTCCAGGAATACAAAATCACATGAACCCTAGATATTATCAAGTAAAAGTTGGTAATTTTGATATAGACGAAAGTGAAATACATTACCCTATAGGTAAAGAAAACATACATTTCATACCAGTTATTTCGGGTTCTGGAGGTCTTGGAAAAACCCTAGCAGGAATAGCATTGATTGGATTAGCTTTTGCAACGGGAGGTTCTTCACTAGCTTTAGGTTTAGGAGGCTTTACTGGAGGTGCTGGAATAAGTGCAATAGTTGGAAATATTGGTATTGGTCTTACACTAATGGGTGTAAATGAAATGTTATTTCCCTTACCACAACCGCAAAAATTTAGTTCAGAAGAAGATCCTCAATTATCTTTTAGTTTTAGTGGTGTGCAAAATACCTCAAGAGCAGGTACTCCTGTTCCAATAGTTTATGGTGAAATATTTACAGGAAGTGTTGTAATAAGTGCAGCAGTAGACACTAACCAGGTAGATGTATGACAGACAAAAATAAACTTATTAAAGGAGCAGGAGGTCAACCAAAATCACCTCCACCACCATACCGTGCTCCTGATACTTTACATAGTAGGCAATTTGCTACTGTTCAAGATTTAATATCTGAAGGAGAAATTGAAGGATTTGCTAGTGCATCAAAAGAAGGTCTTTCAAAAGGTACAACCGCTTATGACAATGCAAGCCTTAAAGATGTATTCCTTGATGATACTCCAATACTTGAACCAACTGCTACAAGTGCTAGTCCTGCCGATACCGATTTTAATTTTCAAAATGTAACTTTTAAATCTAAGTTTGGAATTTCAAATCAAACTGCAATGAGTGGTATTGCTGCTGAAAGCAGATCACCAACTGCTGTTAATGTAGAAGTGCAAAATGCCGATGGAACTGATAGTGGTCGAATCACTGGTTCAGTAACCAGACAGATTACAAATACAGACGTTGATGCTGTAGTAATTACTTTAACTTGGCCTCAAATACAAATCTTTGAAGATAATGGAGATATTAATGGTGATACTGTTGAGTATAAAATAGAAGTTCAATACCAATCTGGAGGTTATGCAGTTCCTTCTGGATTAGCAGATACACTTTCAGTTAGCGGTAGAACAGCAGATGCCTATTCAAGAGATCATAGAGTTACTTTAGATAAAGACAGAATAACTGCTGGAACAGCTTTTCCAGTAGATTTCAGAGTAAGTCGTATAACAAGAGATAGGACTGATGGATCGTCATTTAGTGCTTTTAATTTTACAAGTATTCAAGAAGTACTAGATAACAATTCAACCTATGCTAATAGTGCTTATGTTGCCCTTCGCTTAGACAGTAAACAATTCAATCGTATTCCTACAAGAAAATATCGTATTAGAGGAATAAAAGTAAGAATACCAGGAGCAGGTGCTTCTAGTTCTGGTACTCCTACTGTTGATAATGCTACGGGCAGGATAGTGTACCCAGACGGCTACATATTCAATGGAGTTATGGGTGCTGCTGTTTACACAAATTGCCCTGCGATGTGCTTGCTAGATTTGCTAACAAATACTAGGTATGGTTTGGGAAATCATGTTACGGATAGTAATTTAGATTTATTTAGTTTTGTAGCTGCCAGTAAGTACGCCAATGCGCTAGTAGACGCTGGTGACGGATCAGGTACAAAAGAAGCTAGATTTAGTTGCAATGTAAACATTCAAAGTCCAAAAGAGGCATTTGCAGCAATAAATGATTTAGCTGGTGTTATGAGATGTATGCCTATATGGTCTGCTGGAGGTATAACTTTGGCACAGGATAAAGAAACACCAGCTAGTTATTTGTTTAATTTAGCCAATGTAGGAGAAGGAGGGTTTTCATACTCAGGCAGTAGTCTAAAAACTAGACATAGCGTTGTTTCCGTTAGTTACTTCAACATGGATTCAAAGGAAGTAGATTTTGAAGTAGTAGAAGATGCAACAGCTATAGCAAAACTTGGAACGATAGTAAAACAAGTAAAAGCATTTGCATGCACCTCCCGTAATCAAGCCGCTAGATTGGGCCGTGCAATACTGTTCGCTGAACAAAATGAAAGTGAAACTGTTACATTTTCAACTTCAATAGATGCTGGTATTCTTGTAAGACCTGGTTCTGTTATTGAAATAAACGATCCAGTTAGGGCAGGAGCTAGAAGAGGTGGTCGTGTGGTATCTGCTACAACTACTGCTATAACTATTGATGCAGAAGCACAAACAACTTTACCAGCTTTAAATGACAGTCCAACGATAAGTGTAATTCTTTCTGATGGAACAGTAGAGGTTGGAACTATATCAGATATTACAGGAGCAGTTATTACTGTAAATAGTGTTGATAAGATAAACGATCAAGGTGAAAAAGTTACACAGTCTACATTTTCATCAGCACCCCTCTCAAATTCTCCTTATTTAATATCTAGTACAACATTAAAAACTCAATTATTTAGAGTTATTCAAGTTGAAGAGCAAAATGATATTAACTATACGATTACAGCTTTATCCTACGTTGAAGATAAATATGCGTTTATTGAAAATGGAACTGTTTTACCTACTAGAACAATATCAATATTAAATGCTCCTGCATCACCTCCAAGTAACTTAACAGTTTCAGAACGAACAGTTGTTATAAATAACATTGCTAGAAGTAAATTAATTGTTGATTGGCAACCAGTTCAAGGTGTGACTCAGTATTTAGTTAATTACAAATTAGAAAACGGAAATTATGTTTCTCAAGTCGTGTTCAGTAGTGATTTTGAATTACTAGATACTGTAAAAGGAACTTATACAATCCAAGTATTTTCGTATAATGCAGCATTAGTTTTATCATCTAATCCTACTGAAACAACATTTACTGCTGTTGGTAAAACTGCATTACCCGAAAATGTTACAGGATTAACGATTGAACCTATTAATGAACAGTTTGTAAGATTAAGATTCACGCAAGCAACTGCTATTGATGTTCTTCATGGTGGTCGTGTTTATGTGAGACATACAAATCAAACTGGAGGTGCTGCTACATTTCAATCTGCACAAGATGTTATTGAGGCTGTAGCTGGTAACGCAACAGAAGTTATAGCTCCTGCTTTAGCGGGAACATATCTTCTTAAATTTCAAGATGATGGTGGTCGATTTAGTGCAGATGCAACTAGTGTAAATTTATCTCTTGTTGATATTCTTGATTCTATTACTGTCAAAACTGACAGAGAAGATACTGATTCAACACCATATAACGGAACTAAATCGAATGTTACTTATGATTCAACACTTGGTGGATTAAAACTTACAGATCCAACAGCAAATGCTAGTGGTACTTACAAATTTGTAAATATTCTTGATCTTGAGAGTACATTCTCACTTGTCTTAAAAAGACATTTTCAAGGAGTCGGTTTCTATACAGGAGATCAGTTTGATAACAGAACAGATAATATAGATACTTGGACAGACTTTGATGGAACTATTGCTAACGATGTAAATGCAAGAATTGGTGTTAGAACTACTACAGCCAATCCAGCTTCTTCTACTTATCAAGATTCAGACTTTAGTGGAACGTTTAACGATTTTGCTAACGGAACATTTAAAGGTAGAGCATTTCAGTTTCAAATTACTTTGGATACAGCAGATACAGCACAGAATATGAATCTTCAGCAAGCAGGATACACAGCATCTATGCCATCTAGAACAGAGCAATCTTCTGTTATAGCGTCTGGAGCAGGAGCAAAAGTGGTTACATTTACAGCACCATTTTTTGTTGGAACGTCTGGACTAAGTAATGCAAATAATTTTCTACCATCTGTTAATATTTCTCCACAAAACATGGCAACAGGAGATTACTTTGAACTTAGCAGTATATCTGGAACTGGCTTTACAGTTCACTTTAAAAACTCAAGTAATGCTAGTATTGA